GGCCGCTGTAGCTTGCGCTACTGTTGGGGACACCACGTCCTCGATAACTCTGGGGGGCGACTCCCGTCGCTCCTCTAACCAAGTGAGACCTGTCATGAAACGCAACTTTGGGGTGTTAACTTACCCGATTGTTAACCAACAGTCGTTAACTGCTGGCCAAAAGCCGGTGGTTACACCTCGATATGGCTATCATGACCACTTCTTAATGGTCTCCGAATCCCATGATCGTAATGATCTCGATGGGAAGTACCACTCCGGTGGTCCGTTTTACGTTACGAAGCAGGATCTGACCCTAGGATTGGGTCCTCTTTGTTCTTGGCGTTTTAACGGTGTGAACGCTACGTTTACCCCGTACGTCGGGAATGGCCTCACGGCTGTCCCTGTAGAACGTTCGGACGCTGTTACTAGTCAACAGCACACGACGGATAATGCTAACGCGTTTTCGTTTGGTGCGACGGGCTGGAACCGCGCACGTCCTGGTAATCCTGTAGCGAGTATCGCCACTTTCGTGGGCGAGCTTCGTGAAGGGCTACCCCGTATACCACTGAACCTATTCTACCGCTTGAAGGATCTACTCTTGAAGAAGAGAACGTTCCGACAAGTGGCGTCAACTCCCAATCTGGGGGATGAATGGCTTAACGTAGTATTCGGTTGGAAACCTCTTCTTGCGGATATCCGCAAGATGTATGAGCTCCAGAAGACGCTTGATAGGCGTCTAGCTCAGATCGTTCGTGAGAACGGTAAAGGTGTCCATAAGCGACGAGTCATTAAGGACTCCATTTCGGTGAATCCCACGACCACGAACTATGCCTTTCCCTTCGGGGCTTGGCAGAATCCTGGGCCGTCTTGGGCTTCTGGTCGTAGTTCTATGACTACGATAACTACCAATATTGAGAAGGTGTGGTTTGTCGGAAAGTTCCGCTACTACATCCCTGATATTGGTACGTCGGAGTGGAGCAGGCGCACAACCGCATTGCTTTTCGGGGCAAAAGTAACCCCTGAAGTAGTGTGGAACCTGCTACCCTGGTCTTGGCTAGCTGATTGGTTCGGGAACGTAGGCGACGTCATGTCTAACCTATCCTCGAACGCAGTCGAAGGCCTTACTGCTGATTATGCCTATATAATGCGGACGGTTGAAACCCGAACACAAACGATAGGTGTGACCTCCTGGAATACAGCGGGAACCCCTGGGGGTTCTACGTACATTCCTGGTGGATCCGCGGTTGCGGTGGCTGAGTCTAACTCAGTTTCTAAAACGCGGACAGCAGGGTCTCCATTTGGTTTCGGCGTCAAGTATGAGAGTCTCTCGACTTTTCAGCTTGGCGTCGCCGCTGCCCTCGGCCTTAGCCGGTGGTAAAACATTAACAACTGTTCGGAACCAACATGTTTGCTGATCCTCAAACTATTACTGTCAATGCCGTAGCTCAAACGCTTCCCGCGAATGAACGCAACGGTGGCTCCTCTTTGTACAAGAAGGACGACGACACTTACAAGTTGACTATTTCCCATGCTTACGGAAAACGGAAGAGATTTACTGTGCGAATTGATGCTCAGAAAATCGCTCCCGATCCGCTTGCTGCGGCGAATAATCAGCTTTACACTGCGTCGGCTTACCTTGTCATGGATGTGCCCCTTGTGGGCTACACGAACGCAGAAGCGCGTGACATTGCTACTGCTCTCTCGAGCTGGGCAACGTCTGCAAATCTGCTCAAGGTGTTGGGTGGTGAGACCTGATGGGACGAAGCGTAAGCTTTGCCCTTGTCAGCCTCTCCACGACTGGCTTGATCCTCAGTCTCCTGATAATTAAGGAGACTTGGGGTTGGGTCAGTTCGGTACAATGGTTGGGGTGGGCGTAAGCCCGTAGCAAACCCTGGACCGACCACCTCTGATAGGAGGAGTCGTGAAAAGCCTTGTATGGCTCTCTGAACAAGTGCTGCTCGATTGCGGCACTAGGTGTGGTGTCGACCCGTCGCTGGACGTGAAAACGCTCCAGCGGCGCGTGGAGAAAGAAGGTGATAGTTTCCTAACTATCACTCTTCCGGCCTACTGTAAGGGCTTTGAACAAGCTCTCGCGGCAGGTCGTTTGGAACCTTCGTATTTTCCGGCTTGCCGGTTTAAACGAGGTCTCCCCGTATTCCTACGGGGTTTCCTTTCCAAAATATTCCACGCTGATCGGCGATTGATGGATGAACCCGACCTTGACTGCATCTTTAGTGTCAGGCAGATTTGCCTGCTACATAAGAAAGTCCTACTCCCTTGCACTAAAAAGCGCGAGCGGAAGGCTGAGGAAGGGTTTGTCCGTTGTGAGAACGATCTGTCTGAAGTCAAAGTTGACAGCACGGCGCTCGAATCATTTGAGCGTACGGCTGCCATCGTCATGTCTGACGTGCTCAGGGATATCCCCAATGGGGATCCTTATGAGTTACTACGACCTCACCATGGCCCTGGTTCCACCCAGGAACGCATACTTGGTAATTCCAAGTATGAGTTCAAGCTATGGCACGCTCGTCTTGAGGAACAATTTCCTTTTACCGAATTTGGTGTCGCTTCCCAGCGAGACCTCGGTGGAGATGATTGTCCTTTGGAGCGTGTACAGTTCGTCGAACCTGGTGACGAAGAACCCGTAAGGGTTGTATTCGTCCCTAAGACTTTGAAGTCACCTCGGGTTATCGCGATTGAGCCTGTGTGTATGCAGTATATGCAACAGGCGATCGAGGAAGTTCTTAAACCCGCTATCGAAACGGGCCGGTACACTGGTGGTAGAGTTAACTTTACTCGCCAATCAGTGAACCGTGAACTTGCACTCAAATCATCCAGGAATGGGCGTCTTGCGACGCTTGACCTGAGTGAGGCGAGTGACCGGGTGCATTCATCGCTCGTGCGCGGTTTGTTACGGGTATCCCCTGTCCTCACGGACATGGTATTCGCCTGCCGAAGCACGAGAGCGACTCTTCCGAGTGGGCTAACGCTCACTTTGGAGAAATTCGCTTCTATGGGTTCAGCCCTATGTTTTCCGATGGAGTCGCTGGTGTTCTTCAACATCATCGTCTCTGGAAGGATCCGGCGGGCTCAAAAGCCGGTTACCGCCTCGACTGTGCGTCAGTACAGCCGGGACGTTTACGTCTATGGGGATGATATCATTGTCCCCGTGGATGAGGCACCTGCGATTTGTGAAGACCTGCACCTATTCGGGTTAAAGGTCAACGCCGCAAAATCCTTCTGGACTGGTAAGTTCAGGGAATCTTGTGGTATGGATGCGTACGACGGCGTAGAGGTTACCCCCGTTTACTGCCGCACGACAAGTCCATCAAATCGGTGGAATCATAAAGAAGTACTCTCCTGGGTATCCATGGCAAACCAATTCTATAGAAAAGGTTTGTGGGGCGCTGCCCAAGCGGTAAGAGATTACATCGATAGTAAGATGCGGTCTCCTCTGCCCTTCGTGGGAGAGAACTCCTCTGGTTTGGGCTGGGTGAGCTTCAGCAATGCTCAAACAGTCCATCGTTGGAACCGCCAACTCCATCGTTTCGAAACTCGAGCGATGGTAGTGGTCCCGACGAGGTACAAAGATCCTATTACTGGATCTAGTGCACTCCTGAAGTGCTTTAGGGTCATTGGCCAAACAGCCGTTGATCTTAAACACTTGTATGAGTCCATCAGGCGTGGAGCCCTGACACTAAAGCTCCAATGGGTCCCTGCTTAGCCAGCAGGGTATGGCGGTAACCCGCT